TCATCCGGGTCATAGGTGCCAGACCCGCCGCACCCCGGGCACTTCACGCCCGCCTTGCCGGTACCCGGGTGCTTCAGCCGGCCGGAGCCGTCGCACGTCTTGCAGTCCTGGCCGCCGTCGCCGGGGCCACTGTCGGCAGCGGCGCGCAGTCGCGCCACGATCCGGGCCGGGGCGCGCGCCGCCGTAAGCGCGCCAATGTCCACCGGGGCGGCCAGCTTCGACCCGCCTGCCACCTCGTCAATGAGGCCAGCGGCCAGCGCCTCATCGGCGTCGTACCACTTGGTGGCCTGCATCACCGAGCGCCAGTCCTCGACGGTACCCCCTGCGCGGTCCGCGTAGGCACGCGCGATGACGTCGGAGTTCTTCGACAGCGCATCGGCCATCGACTGCATCGCCGCGGCATCACCCGGCCCCGGGTCGCCCCAGGCGTCGTGAACCATGAGGACCGACACCGGCGAGGCAACGCGGTGCGCGCCCGCCTGCATGATCACGCTCGCGACGCTCGCGGCGATCCCGTCGTTGAACGTGGTCACCCGGCCGGGGTACGCCGCTAGCGCGTTGTAGATCGCTAGGCCCTCGCCCACGATGCCGCCCTGGCTCGAAATATGTACATCAAGAGGGCCGCGCAGTCCGGACAGCTGGTCATTGAACGCCGCAGCCGAAAGGCCGCCGCCGAACCACGGGTCCTCGCCAATGTCGTCCATGATGTCGACCCGCGTCGGGTCGCCATTGACAGACGCCCGGATGCGGCACTTGAACGGGTGCGTAGCCGTCATGACGCCCCCTTTCCGTGACTGAGGAGATAAGCGAGCGCAGAGGCCAGCACGTCAGGGTCATCCCTGAAGTTGCTGCATGGGGCCTGGTGGCCGTCGCGATGGGCCTGGTATCCCGCCGTGGTGCCGGTGCGGCCTTCCGGGTTCTTCCTGGTCGACTTCGCGCACGCCATCACCACTACCGCGCTCACCGCGCACCCGCCAGTGAGTTGTACATCGCCATCGCCCGCGGGTCCCGGCCCGACGCGGCCCGCAGGATCGCCTCCGCCACGGCGACGGGGTCCGGCGCGGCACCCGGGGCCATCTCCGGCACCCACCCGGGCGGGAGCGCCTGGGACTGCGTGGCCCGCTCCGCGATCTTCATCGGCGGCAGGCCGACTACCTGGCAGGCGTCCTCAGGGTCGAACCCGGCATCGACGAGGACCTGAAGCGCCGTCGTCTTGGTGGTCAGCTCCGCGTTGTCCTGCTCCCGGTTCTGCGGAGTGGGATATGCGAAGTCGAATTCCAGGCCCTCGGCCGTCTCCCCGAACAATGGCAGGAACTGCGCGTTGATAACGTCATCGCGCCACTGCTCAAGGTCCGGAGCGACCGTCCACTCGGCGAAAACTTCCTCGCCCGTCTGAGCATTCGCCCGATTTACGTCTTCAGTAACCCCGGTCATGACTTTATGCATCGCGAGGGCCTCGCGGATAATGTCACGAGAGGAATTCCGGAGGTTGACGAAGTCCATGTCACGGGCACTGTGAGCGTTCGCGACCCACGTCGCCCCGGCCTCCAGGATCGCGATCCTGTGCGCCCGCGCGACGCCCCGGTGAGTCTCCCGCCAGCGGCTGGTGAACTGGTCGAATTCCTCATCAGACAGCGCCTGGTCAAGCTGGATGACCCCGCCCGGCTCAGCGGAGTTAATGAAGTAATTCTTGTTCCATTGCGCGGCGTAATCCGCCGCCTGGATATCCGCGATTACCGCCTGCACCGGCCCGCAGCCGCCGTAGCCAGGGTCCTCCGGGTCCACGTAGCGGTTGACGATCACCTCGTCCGGCCGCAGCGGGATCATCTCCCGCCCGTCCGGCGACCGGTAGATGTATCCCGCCAGGTAGCGGTCACGGTCCGGCACCGGGATGATCCTGTCCGGGCGCACCGGCCACAGCCCCAGCGGGAACGGCGACGCATCCTCCGCCGTGTCCACCACCCAGTAGGACTTGCCGCACGTCTTCATCCAGATCTGGCTGACCTGGAACAGCTGGGTCCGGGACCACACCTGAACCCTGCGCGGCCCGCGTGGCGTCGCCACCATGATCGACGCCGGGCTGTTCAGCACGTTCAAGGCCGCGTGGACGCTGACCTGCTTGCGCGGGTCACTGCCCCGGTCGCTGGTGGTGTACCGGGCACCCGCCGGGGCCTGCTGGAACAGGTTCCACTGCTGCTTGGCCACCGACCGGGCCATCAACGACACATTCGCGTGGACCGTGCCGTTCATCTTGAACGCGCGGATCAGCGCCAGGTCGGCGTTCGCGCCCGGGCTGCTGCCCGGCGTCGTGATCACGGAGCCGCCCATCGGCACCGGCGGACCGGACGACGCCGGCGGCGCGGCCGCGGCCTTCGGGCCGAGCATCATCCCCAGCAGCGACCCCATAACGCGCCGCTCGGATCGGCGGAGATGACTTCCAGGTCAATGCCCTGCTCGACAATCAGGATCGGGACCTCATCTCCGAGCACCGCACGCAAGCTCTCGCGCATCTTCGCGAGCTCGGCCTCATCCGGATAGGTATCGACCCGCACCACGAGCTTGTCCCCAGGCCGCAGCACTAGCCGCCGGACCTCGTGCACGCCCGGCACGTCATCGAGCACCAGCCGGACCTTGACCGGCACCTCGATCACGCGCCCGTCAGCCACGGTCAGCCCCGGACCTTGAACTCAGCCACCACGATGCACACCGCGCCGACCGCATAACCCCAGATGGGGCCCGCATGCCACGCCGCAGTGTCCGCGAACCCCAGAGCCGTGATCGTCCCCGTGTGGTCCGCGATGAACGCCGCCACCTTCGACGGGCCGCCCTTGCGGGCAGCGGCCCGCGCCTGGAGACGCAGCGCCAGCTTCCCCATCAGCGACTTGCCCGTCAGCGAAGAACCCGACGGCGCAGTCGCAGCAGCCATGGCACGCTCCCCACGGGTATTTAGCCGGCTAACGACCACAGGTTAACATCACTTTGTGGAAAGTCCACATAACACGGCCGCTGAACAGCAACGACACGCCCTGTACGGCGCACCGGCCTTGTAGGAGGTCGACAAGTGGCGCGCAAGCTACTCGGCAAGACCACCCCGCGCCTATGGACCCCGCCACTCCGCAAGCTCACCCGCGCCACCACCTTCGGCTACGAGATCGCCGACTTCGCCGACACCATCGGCGAGCCCCTCCTCCCCTGGCAGCGATGGCTCGCCATCCACGCCATGGAGCTCACCCCCGACGGCTTCTGGCGCTTCCGCGTCGTCATCGTCCTCGTCGGCCGGCAAAACGGTAAGAGCAGCGTCAAGCGCACCATCTCCCTGTGGCGCCTCCACGTCGACGGCGCCAAGCTCGTCCTCGGAGTCGCCCAGGACGTCTCCCTCGCCCGCGAGCAATGGCAGATGGCCCTCGACACCATCAAGGCCTCCCCCGACCTCTCCGAGGACCTCGCCCAGGAACGCCGCGTCAACGGAGACGAGTGGTTCAAGCTCCGCGACGACCTCGACGCCCGCGGCATCGACCCCGACGGCCACGAGATCAACTACGACGACAACACCGACGTCGACGACAACCTCGACCAGTCCTTCACCCTCGACGGCGGCGGCCGCTACAAGATCGCCGCATCGAACAGGCGGGCCGGGCGAGGCCTCAGCGTCGACGAGCTCAACATCGACGAGCTCCGAGAGCAGCGCAACTGGCAGGCCTGGTCAGCCCTCTACTTCACCACCATGGCCAGGCCCACCTCCCAGATCTGGTGCATGTCCAACCAGGGAGACGACGAGTCAGTCGTCCTCAACCAGCTCCGCGACACCGCCCTGTCCGGCCGCGACCCCACCATCGGCCTGTTCGAGTGGTCAGCGCCCGACGGCTGCGAGCTCGACGACTGGGACGCCATCCGCCAGGCCAACCCCGGCCTGGGCCACACCATCGGCGAGGCCGCAATCCGCACCGCGATCTCCAGCAGCCCGCCCTCCGTCGTCCGAACCGAGGTCTTCTGCCAGAAGGTCGACCAGCTCGACGGCGCCATCGACTACGAGGCATGGAAGGCCTGCGCCGACCCCGCCGGA